TCGGTTGTTTTCCTCGCAATAGTGGTAATATATAAGCCAACGAGGGGGCAAGGGGCACCCAAGTAGGAAGGGAGTTCGAAATGCGCAAGTATCAGTACACAATCAAGGGGCACGTCATGGACGGGGAGTTCCGCCGCCCGTTCGAGCTTGGGTTCGTCAAGCACTACCAGGCGGATTCCGAGGCAATCGCGTATGCGACCTCCGATGACGTCTTCCTAGACGCCGAGGACCACGAGGGTCTTCCGGTGGACGACGCCGTCGTGACGGTCCGCTGCGAGGAGGGGGAGCATGGCATGATGGCCGCGTTCAACGAGCTGAACCTCATGGTCGACGCGGAGGTCTGGTAATGGCCGGCCTCTTCCGCGACCTCAGACCAAACGAGGTAGAGGCCCGAGTGGCCCAGTGCTCGGAGAAGGGTGCCTCCCTGCTGCTCTACAAGACCGCACGAACCGACTACGCGCTCCTCGACGAGACAGTGGGGCCTGAGAGGTGGCAGTGCTCCTACTTCGAGGTCAAGGGCAACCTCTTCTGCGACCTCTCAATCAGGTTCGATGACGGTTGGGTCACCAAGTCGAATTGCGGTGCGGAGTCCAACATGGAGGCCCAGAAGGGCGAGGCCAGCGACGCCATGAAGCGGGCGGGCTTCGCGTGGGGAATCGGACGGGAGCTATACACCGCGCCGTTCATCTGGGTCCCAGCCGACAGGCTCCAGAAGCTCAGCCAGAACCAGCGGACGAGCAAGTGGCAGTGCTTCGACCGCTTCGAGGTCACGGACATGACCGTCGCCAACGGGGAGATTGTCGGGCTGGCAATCAGCCACGAGGGCAAGCGGGACATGGTTTACCGCTACGGCGGCATCAAGAAGGCCCCAGAGCCTCAGAGGGACCCGCTGCCGACCAAGGACCAGATGACAACCATCCTCAACCTCGCCAAGACCTTCGGCGACGCCAAGCACAAGAGCACCAGGGAGGTCTTGGAGGCCCTATACGAGACTCCAACAATGCGCAAGTCGGGAACCACGGCCAAGACTCAGACCCTGACGGACGCCCAGGCCCAAGTGGCCCTCATGGTGCTTCGGAACTGGTGCAAGCACATCTAATCGCGCGGGTGGCCCAACGGACAGGGCGGCTGCCTCCTAAGCAGCAGGATGCGGGTTCGAGTCCCGCCTCGCGCACCATACGACAGACAGGAGAAAGCGAATGTTCTCTATCAACACCTACGTTATTTCCGGCAACATCACCAAGGACCCCGAGCTTCGCGCCACCAACTCGGGGACCCCGGTGTGCAACGGCTCAATCTGCTACAACTCCCGCCGGAAGGGCCAGAGCGGGGACTGGGAGGACGTTCCCAACTTCTTCGACTTCGTGGCCTTCGGCAAGGTCGCCGAGGTTCTGGCCCGCAAGCAGAAGGGCGAAAAAATCCTCCTCAACGGAGAGCTGACGCAAAGAAGCTGGGAGAGCAAGGAGGGCGAGCGCCGCTCCAAGGTCGAGCTTCTCGTGCGGGAGTTCGTGGACGCCCCCCGTCAGAACGCTGCTCAGAAGCCGGCAAAGGACGATTCAGGCGAGTTTGAAGAGGATATACCCTTCTAACTAAAAGGGTGTATGATATCATATAGTCCTTTTTAGTGAATGTGGGGTTATGTGATTTGCAAAAAATGCGCCGGGTTCAAATGGAAAAGAGCTGAGTATCCTTCTGACTTCTAGTACAATAGGAACCGAGATGAGTTCTGCCTGGATGGGCTGAACTTTGGAGGGCGTCCTACGGGGCGCCCTCTATCGTTTTGACGCATAATATAGACGATGCCGCATGCATCCTTCCTTTCTCGAAAAGTCCTCCGAAAAATCGGGGGGCTTTTTTGTTGTAACCGCTTAATAGTTGTGGTAATATATTAACCAACGAGGGGGAGAGACCCCCCTGTAGAAGAGGAGAGAGCAATGCTGAACATCAGGGTCAAGCGCTTCAACCCGTACACCAACGAGAACGTCTACAAGCACTCCGACTGGCACGAGGAGAGCGGGAGGCTCTGCGAGGTCGTTCGCGACTCCGCCTATCCCGCAGGGATATGCGACACCGTAGAGGAGGCTATGCGCCGAGCGGTCGAGCTTTGCCAGAGGCACGGCCTCATCGTCTTTAGCCTCGAGTAATTGGAGGAGTGGAAATGGACGAGAGACACTATCGGAGCACGTACCACGACACACCCATGAAGCCGTGCCCGTTCTGCGGCTCAGACGCGATTCTGACCATCTACGGGGACGGATTCGCGAGCGTCAAGTGCTCAGGGGAGAACGGTTGCATCATCTGCCCGTCGACCCATCCCCATTGCCCCACCCCCGAGGCCGCGATATACGACTGGAACGTCCGTGGGAAGGTGATAGCGAAACACACCGTCGTCAAGGGCCTCTACGGCTATACGGTCCGCTTCACGTTCAACGAGCTGAGCGGTGCCGTCTACCTGGTCAACAGGCTGGGCCTGGAGGTCCCGTTCGCGGTGCTGGGGAGCGAGGAGGAGGCCAAGAGGTACGTGGCCGAGGCGGTTGAGTCCTTCCCCGACATGGTGCTGCGCAACTACGACCCAGAGAAGGAGGTCAGATAGTGGACTACTGGTTCAGCCTGGGGGCGCTCATCACGAGGCCCAAGAGGAAGTCCGACAGGGCCGTCTACGAGTTCATTGGGAGTGACGGGAGCATGGGCCTCAGAAGGGGTCAGGTAATGCCCCTGAGCGTCTACGTGGGGAACGGTAGGCTCCTAGCCTGCTGGGGCTGCGGCTGCTGCCCATACGACACCGTGGAGGCGTTCTCTAGGAACTGGAGGCTTTGCAATGTACCTTATTGACGTCTACGCCGTGGACCGAGAACACGGCACGAGGGATAGGCTCGCATTCTCGTGGGGATGCCACGGGAACGCGGTCGAGAGGGTCCACGAGGACGGGCACCATTCGTCCGCGGGCTTCGCAAGCTCTATAGGCGTGGCGCTCGACAAGGCTATAGTGGCGTGCTAGCTGGTCGGCTTGGAGGTCACGTCCGTGATGCTTTCCAGGGAGGAAGAGAGGTTCCCGAATGGATAGCGTGTTCGATGGCCTCCCAGAGCCTATGTCCGGCCAGAGCGCGGACTTCCTCGGGGTGTCCGCAATCGAGCTGGAGGATGCCATGGAGCGCAGGGAGGAACAGCCTGAGGAAATGGGGGAGCCGATGCACGAGGCCAGGTTTATCAACAACCATGCGGCGGCGATAGTCGAGGAGCCGACATACGGCAACGGAGTCCTCGAGTGCGGCGGTGACGTCAGGATATTCGCGCTCTCCGACGTATCGTGCTTCACGGCCATGGAATGCGGCGACTACAGAGTCACGCTCAGGTGCGGAGAGGTGTTCTACGTCACCAAGGGGGACTTCGAGAGGCTGGTCTCCAACACGTTCGGCTTCAATTTCATGGCTGACGACCCATGGAGCTAATCGCTGGCATTCTGATTGCCGTGGCCTTCGGCACTATCTGCTCGGGGGACTTGGATGAACTCAGGGACTTTCTGGTTGCCTTCTCCGTCGCGGTCGCGCTGATAGCGCTTTCATACATCGGGATTTCGATTCTGGCATCGTAGAGGAGGGTGGTTTTCATGAAGAGGTTCAGGGAGAAGACCAAGGAGGAACGGCTCAGGTTCGCCCAGATGCTTGACGAGCTGAAGGCCGACGGGATGACGCAGAAGGATTTCGCGAGCGTTATGGGAATCTCGCAGGCGTGCGTCTCTCCCGCCTGAGGACCGGGAGAGACGCGCTGTCTGTCTCGCTGGCAAGGGTCATCGAGGGGGAGTTCCCGGAGTACCGAGCCGCTTGGCTCTTGTGGCTGGACGAGAGGCCTGCCTCCAAGGTTGACGCGCTCAAGGTGCCTGACCCCATGGTCTCGGCCCTGTCGCCCGAGCGCGCGGAGGCGCTATTGGAGTACGTCCAAGACCTCATCAGGTTCGAACTGCGAAAGGAGAGGGGCTAGGAATGGGATTTCTTAGACAGTGCGTCTACGGTGCGGCCATCGGCGACGCGATGGGGGTGCCCTATGAGTTCAGGTCCCGCGGTAGCTTCGAGTGCCACGGGATGACGGGCTACGGCTCCCACAACAAGCCAGCCGGCACTTGGAGCGACGACACATCCATGATTTTGGCCGAGCTTGATTGTTGGGCGGACACCGGTAGCCTAGAGGACGTCATGTCCTACTTCCGCCGATGGCTCCACGAGGGGGAATACACGGTCGACGGAATATTCGACGTTGGAGGGACCACCGCTAGGGCCATAGACACGGGCGAGCCGCAGTGCCACCGGCTTGACTCAGGGAACGGGGCGGTCATGCGCTGCGCCCCGCTCGCGATGCTCCCGGTGGCGAAGCTGGAGGCCATGAGGTCGCTCAGCGCGACGCACGGGAGCATCGCGAGCGAGAATGCCTGCGGCTTCCTGTACGACTTCACAAGGAGAATGGCATGCGGCGGAATCGCCTACTGCCCAACGGGGTGTCCAGACGTCGCCTGCGGCTACTGCTGGGACACGGTTGATGCCGCCATCTGGGCGCTTGGGCACTCCGACTCCTTCGAGGAGGCCGTCCTAAGGGCCGTGAACCTCGGAGGGGACACGGACACGAACGCCTGCGTCACCGGGGCATTGGCGGCAGTCTTCTACGGGAGGGTAAACGAGGAATGGCTCTCACAGCTTCGCGGACGTGAGACAATAGACCTCGTTCTGGACAAGGCCGAGAGAAGGATTGTCTCCATGCTGAAGAAGGCACTATCAGAAGACTAGGCATTGGAGAGGGATTTGGCAGTCAGAAAGGTTGAGGTCAAGGTCGAGCAGGTCCCGCTGGGGAGCCTCAAGGCATACGACGGGAACGCGAAGCGGCACGACAGCCGCAACGTCGAGGCCATCGCCAAGAGCATCGAGGAGTTCGGATTCCGGAACCCGATACTGGCATGGCACGACGACGGCATCCCCGAGATTGTCGCCGGGCACGGGAGGGCTGCGGCCGCCGAGAAATTGGGGATGGACACGGTACCGGTTGTCTTCGTGGACGACCTGAGCGACGCACAGCGCAGAATGCTGACGCTCGCGGACAACCAGACCACCATGATGACGGGCTGGGACATAGACGCGCTCACATACGAGCTGGACGCCCTGTCCGGCGAGTTCGACGCCACGGACTTCGGGTTTGACGTGAGCGGGGAAATGGACTGGGACTCCGTACCAGACCTCTCGGAGGAGAGCCACGACGAGCCTGAGCACGAAATGCTCCAGTGCCCGAAGTGCGGGTGCGTGGACCGCAAAATCCACTTCAAGAACGTCAGCGAATGAGGCTGTTCCCGAGCGCCATCGAGGTGAGCGGCTACGCAGAGGGCATGCTCGACGAAAGCCGAGAGGGTACGGGACAGCTCCGAGCTGACAATGATTGACAGCGGTGCGCACAGCTTCCAGAAGGGCGTCCACGTGGACTGGGAGAGCTACACCCACGAGTACGCGAGGTTCATCAGGGAGTTCGACAGGCCCAACGTCGTCGGATACTTCGAAATGGACGTCGACAACACAATCGGCTACGAAAACGTTCTCAGGCTGAGGGAGACTCTCCGCTCAGAGAGCGGCGTCCCAGAGAAGACAATCCCCGTCTGGCACAAAAACCGAGGAATCGACGAGTTCAAGGCCATGCGTCGGGAAATGTCGGGCCACGTGGCGGCCATCACGGGTTTCCGCAACGAGGACATCAGGGACGAGCAGCACGCCATGTTTCTGAAGCACGCGCGGTCTCAGGGGACGAGAATCCACTGCCTCGGAATGGCGAGGACCTTGGTCCTCGAGAAGGTCCCGTTTGACTGCGCGGACGCCTCCAGCTGGGAGCATTGCGTGTCGTTCGGACGGAGGCTGGACGGCGGGAGGCAACCGAGGCCCAAGTGCAAGGAGGACTACGTAGACCAGTTCATAGACAGCTACGAGAGGCATATGGACATCCAGAAGCGTCTGTATATAAAATGGAGGAGCGTGAACACGGGGTTCGAGACCGTCCCCCTAAAAAACCAGCGGAATGAACCAAGTGGATTTCATCAATGCCAAGCTGCCGAAAACCAAAAACGAGCTTCTGGTAATTCTCTTCGCAATATCGAGCGCAAGCCTCATAACGGCGAACCTATGCACAATCAAGAACATCGACTTCTTCGGAATGACGCTCGCGCTGGGAATCTCGACCATCGTAATCGACTACGTGACTTCCGACCTCTGCGTGGAGGTGTACGGGTTCGGGACGTCCCTCAAGATGAGGCGCTGGGCGATGATTTGCAACGTCTGTCCGGTCCTCCTCCCGAACGCCTGCGTGTCCCTCCCGCCTGACCCCCAGCTTGTGATTCAGGGGGAGTTCGCGACAATCTTCGGCATGGCCCCCTCATGGTCCTGGCATCCATGGTCGCCCATATGTGCGGAACTTGGGTGAACGACAAGGTCATGTCCGTGCTGAAGGTCAGGGACGGAGAGACCTCCCTGTTCAAGCGGTGCATCCTGTCCACCGTCTTCGGCGACGTGGTGGACACGGCGGTCTTCACGGCCATCGCCTACGGAGCCTCCCACACGTTCATGAGCAACATCGAGAACATCGTGCTGACCCACCTCTCCAAGGTCCTCGCCGAGGTGGTCGTCTTCAACGTCACCACCAAGCGCGTCACAGGGTGGGCGAAGTCGCTCGCATAGCTGATAAAATCAATCAAGACCGTTCATCTGGGAGGCATCATACGGTGCCTCCCCTTTCTTTTAGGGAGGGAAACTTGGCGAGAAGCAAGCTAGACGAAGAGCTAATCAAGGAGGCCGTGAGGCTGGTTCAGACCGGCCTCAACGACGCCGACGTCTGCGACGCGCTCGGCATCCACCGGTCGTCGTGGTATGGGTGGATGAAGGCTGGAGACACCCCGCTCAAGAGGAAGCTGGCCAAGGAGGTCACCAAGGCCAAGGCCATGCGCAAGGCATACCACCTCCAGAACGTCGTCAACGCCGCAAGGGAGGGGAGCTGGCAGGCTTCCGCATGGTACCTGGAGAGGGCCTACCCACAGGAATACGGAAGGTGCCAGAGGCTCCCGGAGAAGGACGAGAAGACGCTGGACGCCGTCAGGGAGCTCATGAAGTCCGTCACCGTGGCCGCAGAGGGTGCCAATGATGGAGCTTAGTCGGAAGCAGGCCGAGAACGTCCGTGAGGCCCACCACCGTTGGAACATATGCGAGGGGGCGGTGCGTTCCGGCAAGTCCTGGCTGGCATGCAACTACACGATACCGGACCGCGTAATCGGCCTCTCGGGCATTCAGGGAATCGACCTGATTCTGGGCGTGTCGCTGGGAAACATCGAGAGGAACGTCCTCCAGCCCATGAGGGACACCTTCGGGGACGAGCTTGTCGGTGAAATCAGGGGTTCGGAGAACACGGTCGAGCTTTTCGGCGAACGGGTGTACTGCCTCGGAGCCGAGAAGCGCTCTCAGGTGGCAAAGCTCCAGGGAGCCGCTGTGAAGTTCTGCTACTGCGACGAGCTGGCCGCCCTCTCCGAGGACGTCTTCGACATGCTTAAAAGCCGACTGTCGTTCCCCTACTCCGAGTGTCACGCGGCGTGCAACCCGGCTGGCCCCAGACACTGGCTCAAGAGGTTCCTCGACTCCGACGGCGACATCTACCGCCAGAGGTACACAATCGACGACAACCCCTTCTTGGACAAGGGCTTCGTAGCCTCACTCAAGGAGGAATACGCCGGCACCGTCTACTACGACCGCTATATCAAGGGGCTTTGGACGCAGGCCGAGGGTCTGGTCTACCCGGACTGGCAGAGGTGTCTTGAGCCAAGATACGACGGAGCGGCTGAGCGGGAAGTGGTCAGTGTGGACTACGGCACCCTGAATGCAACGGCTGCCCTCAGGTGGGTGCTCGACCAAAATGGCGTCTGGCATTGCGTGGGGTGCTACTACTACTCTGGCAGAGAGACCGGAAGGAACCGCACGGACGCCGAGCACGCCGATGCCGTGATGGGGCTGGCCCCAAGGGCCGAGAGGTTCATAGTCGACCCGTCCGCAGCCTCGTTCATCGCCGAGCTGAGGGGGAGGGGTGCGAGGGTGACCCCCGCCGACAACGCCGTCCTTGACGGCATACGAATGACCATGGGGGCCATGAGGACGGGGGCCATCAGGGTCGCCCGCGACCTCGAGGAGGTCTCCGAGGAGTTCGGCGGCTACGTCTGGGACTCCAGGGGGGAGGAGGACAAGCCCGTGAAGGTGGCGGACCACGCCATGGATGCCATGCGATACTTCGTCAAGACCATGCGGGTCTACAATCGCGAGAAGCCCTATACATCCGTTCTCGACGGGAGGACCTACCGATGAACCCAAAGGCCACTGGCCACATCAAGGAAAGCGGCGCTCGACTGTTCACGTACCAGGACTTCGAGCGGGCCACAGACAAGCCGACGTTCTGCCTGGAGGCAATAAGGCAGCACATCGCCTCAGACGCCGTTCAGACCGCCCAGAGGGCCGACCTCTACGACCACCAGATGAACGTGACAATCAACGAGGTCAGGCGTTGGATTTACTCTGCCTCTGGCTCCAAGGTGGCGGACCCGACGGCGTCAAACAACCGCATAGCCTGCAACCTGTTCCACCGCCTCAACACTCAGCGCTGCCAGTATTCGCTGGGAAAGGGCGTCTCGTTCTCCAATGACGACGAGGGCACCAAGGAGGCGTTGGGACAACACTTCAACCATGACCTCCAGACCGTCGCATACAACGCCTTGATACACGGCGTGAGCTTCGGCTTCTGGAACGGTGAGCATCTGTACGACTTCCCGCTCACCGAGTTCGTGCCGCTCTGGGACGAGCACAACGGAACCCTGAGGGCTGGGGTCCGCTTCTGGAGAATCGCCACCAACCGTCCCATGACGTGCGTGCTCTACGAGGAGGACGGCTACACCCGCTTCGTGGCCGACAACGTGGACCTAAGCCACGCCTCCCTCGTCACCTCCGAGGAGAAGCGGGCCTACGTCCAGACCGTCGTCACCTACCCCAACGGAGAGGACGCCTTGGTCGGCGAGGAGAACTACGGCTCCCTCCCAATCGTCCCGCTCTGGGGTTCCAAGCTCCACCAGTCCACGCTCATCGGTATGGAGCGCTCAATCGATTCCTACGACCTCATTCGCTCGGGCTTCGCCAATGACCTCACGGACTGCGCTCAAATCTATTGGATTGTCGAGAACCGCGGCGGAATGAGTGACGCCGACCTCGCCAGGTTCCGAGACAAGCTGATATTCCAGCACATCGCCGAGGCCGACACCACGGACGGCGGAGCGGTGAAGCCCTACGTCCAAGAGGTTCCGTATCAGGCCCGCCAGCAGTACCTCGACGGCATCAGGGCGGGAATCTACGAGGACTTCGGCGGCCTTGACGTCCACACGGTCGCTGCTGGAGCAACCAACGACCATATCGACGCGGCATACCAGCCTTTGGACGAGAACGCGGCTGACTTCGAGTGGCAGGTGTCTGAGTTCGTGCAGGGAGTGCTCTCCCTGCTGGGAATCGAGGACACTCCGGTCTTCACCCGCACTAGAATCTCCAACCAGCTGGAGCAGACGCAGATTGTCGCCCAAGAGGCCCAGTGGCTCGACAAGGAAACCATCCTGAAGAAGCTTCCGAACATCGAGCCTTCCGAGGTCCAGGGGATTCTGGACAGGCTCTCGGAGGAGGAGCGCGACAAGGTGGACTTCGGAGCTGCTGCCGAGTAGGCTAGAATCGAATCGCAAGCCAAGAGGCCATCACTCATAGGGGTGGTGGCCTCCTTTCATAAGGGGGGAAATTGGACGAGGCGCACGAGCAGACCGAGAAGATGCTGGGGACCGTGGAGAAGAGGATTCACGCGGCCTATTCAAAGGCATACGCTGAGATGAAAGCAAAGCTCAAGGAGGCCGGGGCTGAGTACGAGTCTGAACTCATCAAGGCCAAGAAGTCGCTGAGCGCCGAGGAGCTCAAGGAGTGGAACAAGGAGCAGTTGGCGAAACAGCGGTGGATTTCCGACATGGCCGACTCGCTCGGGGCCGACCTCGAGGCTTGCGAGGAGATTGCGGCCAAGATTGTCTCAAAGTCCAACGAGGACGTCTACGCCCTGAACGCGAACGCCGCGCTCTACGAGGTCGAGAGCGGGACCGGGCTGGGAACGAGCTTCCAGCTGGTCGACCACTCGACCGTCGAGCGGCTTATGAGGGACAACCCGCAACTGTACCCAACGCCCAAGGTCAAGAAGGGCAAGTCGAGCGCTTGGAACTCCCGGCACGTCCGCTCAGCCATCACCCAGGGGATTCTCCAAGGCGAGTCAATCGACGGCATCGCCAACCGGATTGCTGGTCCGACTGGCATGAGCATGGGTTCGGCCATCAGGGTCGCCAGAACCGCAACGACCGGAGCTGAGAACGGCGGGAGGGTCGACTACTACCGGAAAATCTCCAAGGAGCTTGGAATCGTCATCCTGAAGAAGTGGTTGTCCACGGGGGATGCCAAGACGCGACCGGAGCACGCCGCCAGACACGGGGTCTCGATACCCATTGATGACGAGTTCGCTCCCGGCCTGTCGTTTCCTGGAGACCCCCACGGGCAGGGGCTGGAGGTTTACAACTGCCGCTGCACCCTAGTCGCGGACATGCCTGAGGCGCAGGCATTCATCGACGCAGCCGACAAGTCGCTCAAGGGGAAGGGATTCGAGGAGTGGAAGGGGCGCAAGGAGCGGCAGGCAACCGTTTCCAGCTACAACCGGAAGGCCGCCGAGCTTGACGCCCTCAGGTCCAAGGCCATGGACTTCAAGGCTGCACACTCCCACGACTTCGAGCCTTTCGTCTGGTCCTTCGACAACTGGGAGCACGACAAGGCGCTTGCTGGGAAGTCGGAAGGCCCAAAGGCAAAGAGGTTCCTGAAGTACGGCAAGCGCTACCAGGACATGCTCTCCGAGGTGGACAGGCTCCAAGCCGAGCTTGACGAGCTTGGGAAGTCCCTGAACATCGCGAGGGCCGAGCCGTCAGACGCCTTCTCCAAGGCTAGGAAGGACGCCGCATGGTGGTTCAAGGACAAGAAGAAGGCCGACTCGGAGCTGAGGCCCAAGGCCGGGGAGGTCTGGCGCACGCTCACCACAAACCAGAAGCGTTCCCTCTACGGCTACACCAGCGACTCTGACGAGTGGAACCAGCCAACGAACGGCTTCAAGAACGGAAGGTGGGGCAGACGGAACTACGTCGGCCCGGGAAACGTCAACATCGACGACCGCCACTACGGGATGAAGATTCGCCAGATGACGGAGGCAATCTCCAAGAGTTCCTACGACCACGACATGTGGCTGAACCGCGGTTCCGACACGAACGCAATGGACACGTTCTTCGGACTGGAGGACGGCGGCTTCACGAGCCTGTCGGACGACGAGCTGCAAAGGCTTGTCGGAAGGTCCGGGAGGGTTGGAGGATTCTGGTCCACGAGCGCAGCGAAGGGAGACGGCTTCTCCATAAAGCCCGTGATAATCAACGTCTACGCCCCGGCAGGCTCCAACGCCATCTATGCCGAGCCGTTTTCCGCATATGGAGGCGGCAACGGACTGGAGTGGGACGGCAAGAGCGGCCAAGAGTCGTTCGGTCGCGAGTTCGAGGTCATACTCCAGAGGGGAGGCTCCTACAAGGTGACTAAGATTGAACACACGGGTGGGAAGTATTACATCGACATGGAACTCCACCCGGAGGACGGCTACGACCTTTTTCAACAGGAAGGCGAGAAATGAGCGACCTGTCGCAGACTTTCGGGGTAAAGAGGCCCAACCCCAAGCATTGCGAGACGTGCCGCCACGCTGGCATGGAACCAGTCTGGGGCGACGAGGTGGAGAAGGCGTATTGCGGCGCGTACAGACGCTCTGACGGAATCGGGAAGCCCGCCGGGGTGCTCTATGACGGGATGCCGTGCCCGAGGTGGGAGGCCAGGGATGAATAGCACGAGCGGCCTCACCTCCTCGGACACGTCTACCTTGGTCGAGGTGCAGGAGAACAACGTCGAGCAGATAGAGGCGGCAATGAACAAGGCCATCGCAAAGGCCCTCGTCATGATTGGGCAGCAGGCCGAGGGCAACGCCAAGGCGATTTGCCCCACGAGGACGGGCCGCCTGAAGAACTCCATCACCAACGCCATCGACGCGGAGGCGAACGCGGTCTACATCGGGACGAACGTGGAATACGGCCCGTATGTGGAGCTGGGAACCAGCCGCAGGCACCCGCACCCGTACCTGAAGCCAGCCGCAGCCGACCACGCGGACGAGTACCGCGCCATACTCAAGGGCTGTCTGGAATCCGCATAGGTGCTACAATCCGCCTGAACCGGGCGAGGAAGTGCCCGCTCAGACCGCCCCGAGGGAATGGGGCAAGAGACCCGAGTGAAAGGGATTAGATGGCGCTGACAATCAAGATGCTGAAGGACCTGGGAATCGAGCAGGACTCTATCGAGGCCATCGTGAAGGCTCACGGCGACACCGTGGACGCCCTCAAGGCCGAGAGAGACGCCGCGCTCGACCGCGCCTCCATCGCCGAGGAGAAGGCGGGAGAGGCCGGCAAGAAGGAGATTGAGGAGCTTCGGGAAAAGCTGGACTCCGAGCGGGCAGAGTTCGCGGAGTTCAAGAAGTCCGTGGACGCCGAGAAGGCCAACGCCGAGAAGGCGCAGCTCTATCGCAAGCTTCTCGCTGAGCAGGGCGTTGACGCACGCCGCATCGACTCCATTATGAGGGTCACCGACCTCAGCGAGGTCAGCGTCAAGGACGGCGAAATCGAGGACGCGGACAAGCTCTCCGAGAGCATCCGCGACACGTGGGCCGACTTCATCGGGACGGTCAAGACCAAGACCGCACGCGTCGACACCCCACCGGCGACCGACCCGAGCGACCCCGAGCCTGAAAGCCTCGCCGCCGCCCTCCACCAGAAGTACGACTAACCACCAGAGATTGGACCAGAGAATGGCTATCACTCTCGAGCAGGCGAAGGTCGGCATGGCCGACAAGGTCGACCAGCAGGTCATCGACTCCTTCCGCCGCTCCTCCTACCTGCTTGACAACCTGATTTTCGACAACGCCGTCGCCCCCGGCACTGGCGGCTCAACCCTCTCCTACGGCTATATCCAGCTGAAGACCCCCTCAACCGCTGCCACCCGCGAAATCAACGCAGAGTACACCGCAGGCGACGCGGCTCGCGAGGAGAAGTCCGTCCAGCTCGCCATCATGGGCGGTTCCTTCGAGGTTGACCGCGTGCTCCAGAACACCTCTGGTGCCGTCGACGAGCTTGCGTTCCAGGCCGAGCAGAAGATCAAGGCCACCGCGAACGAGTTCCACAACCTCGTCCTGAACGCCAAGAAGGCGACCGACAAGTTCGACGGCATCGCCGAGCTTGTGAAGAATTCCTCCACCGAGGTCGCCTCCACCGTGGACATTTCCACGGCCGCCAACATGGACGCCAACAAGAACGCCTTCCTCGACGAGCTTGACGCCTGGCTCTCCACCATGGACGGCACCCCGACCATGCTGCTCATGAACCGCAAGATGCTGGCCCGCCTCCGCGGCATCGCCCGCCGTTGTGGCTACTACGAGCGCACCAAGGACGACTTCGGTCGCACCGTGGACCTCTACAACGGCATTCCCCTGATTGATGCCGGCAACTACTTCGACGGCACCAGCACGAAGGACGTCATCGCCGACACCGCAGCCACCTCCGCCAAGGCCGGCACCTCTGACATCTACGCCATCAACGTGGCCCTCGACGGCTTCTGCGGCGTGTCTCCCGTTGGCACCGGCGTCATCAACTCTTACATGCCCGACCTGACCGCCCCTGGTGCGGTGAAGAAGGGCGAGGTCGAGCTTGTGGCTGGCGTCGCCCTGAAGAACACCCTGAAGGCTGGCCACCTGAAGGGCATCGTCACCGCCCCGAAGACCGGGGCCTAGGAGTAGCCCATGCTCGAGGAGATTCTCCGCACCCTCAACAACTGGTTCGAGAGAGACAGCCTCGCCGGCACCTTCAAGGTCGCCAGCGGGGCGCTCCTCCTCCCCGAGGGGTTCCTCAAGGACGGGCAATACCTCCGGGTAATCGGCTCGACCTTCAGCGACGGCCTCCATTGCTGGCCCGTCTCCGACATGGTGGACGAGGAGTTTGTGGGCGAGGTCCGCGCCCTGGCGATTCCCCCAGCCGTCATTGCGCTGTCCAAAGAGATTGAGGAGTGGGTCAGGGACAACCAGAAGACGCTGGACGCCCCGTACAGCTCCGAGAGCTTCGGGGGCTACTCCTACAGCAAGGAGGGCGTCAGCGTCCCCCAGAGCGGTTCCTACGCGTCCTCAGGGTGGCGCGCGCACTTCCGAGACAAGCTCAACAAGTGGAGGCGGCTCTAGTGCTCTGGCAGGACTTCATGGGAGAGTGCGTCAGGCTGGAAAAGACCTCCGCCCCTGACGGTCAGGGAGGGCAGACGACCTCTTGGAAGCCATCCAAGCCCTTCGAGGCGGCAATCGTCCGCGATTCCGCGACCGTCTCCACCGTGGCCGACAAGGCCGAGCCGTCCGCCACGTTCACCGTGACCACGCAGACCCCGCTCAGCTTCCACGAGGTCATCAGGCGAGAGTCTGACGGCCTCGTCGTAAGGGTCACCAGCGAGGCCACCGAGACCCCCGGGAGGGCGTCCTTCTCCTTCGTCCAGTACCAAGCCGAGCGATGGGAGGTGCCGGATGACTAGCGCCGAGGCATTCCAGAGTTGGCTAGAGTCCTTCGGCCTCCCCGTCTACGCCTCCTCATCTGTGACCTCAGACACCAAGCTCCCCTATGTGACCTACGACTGGGCCACGGGGGACATCCTCAGCGGAGAGGTCAACGAGACGGTCAACGTCTGGTACCGGACCACCTCGGAGGCCGTCCCCAACGCCAAGGCTGACGAGATTGGCAAGGCCTTGGGACTCGGGGGCGTCATGCTCCCCTACGACGGCGGGGGAATGTGGCTCAAGAGGGGCAGCCCGTTCTGCCAGTCCGTCACAGAGGACGGCGGCAACGTGAGACGCCGCTACCTCAACATCGACATCGAATTCATCGGCCTCTAGGGAGGTTCAAATGGCAGCATTCACTCAGATTCCGGCCAACACCTTCAAGCAGCTCCAGCTCAACGCCGGCGTCATCACTTCCAGCTTCACCCCGGGCACCGCCACCCTCGACCAGTCCTCCATCCTCGGAGCCACCACGGGCGGCATCAGCTTCACCGCCACCCCCTCGTACACCGACTTCGGCGAGGACATCGACAACTGCCCGAAGAACATGAAGGAGCTGAAGAGGCTGGAGAGCTGGGAGGTCAAGCTCTCCGGCACCTTCGTCACCGTCTCCGCCGACCTCGCCAAGACCCTCGTTGGAGCCGGCAGCAAGGGTGCCTCCGACGCCACCCAGGTCGTCCCGCGCAACGAACTCACCGCCAACGACTTCGCCGACGTGTGGTTCGTTGGCGACTACTCCGACGTCAACACTGGAAAGTCTGCCGGCTTCCTCGCCATCCACGTCATGAACGCCATGAGCACGGGCGGCTTCCAGCTCACCACCTCCGACAAGGCAAAGGGCCAGTTCGCATTCGAGTTCACCGGCCACTACTCGATGGAGAAGCAGGACACGCCTCCATTCGAGGTTTACGTCAAGGCTGGCACCGCCGCGAGCTCCGTTTAGAAGGAGAGACAGAGTTGAAGCTTTCGGACATCAAGGGCGACGCCTGCTTGGACGTGCTCGCCGACATCACGGGTCCCATCATCGCGCTCGCCCAGGACGAGGAGGTCAAGGACCTCCTCAGCGGCAAGGGTTGTCCTGATGGGGCAGACCGCTACCAGTACGCCACCGAGTGCGTGAAGAAGGGCCTCCCCAAGCTTGTGAAGGCTCACAAGCCTGAAATCGTGCAGATTCTCGCAGCCCTCGACGGCAAGACGCCAGAGGAGTACGCGGACGGGCTGACGCTTGCCAAGCTCATGGCCGACCTCGTAGAGCTTCTCACTGACGAGGACTTCGGGTCTTTTTTCGACTAGCAGCCGCAGACCCTGACGTCCTCTGGCTCTCGCTGGGCGCATACGTCGGACCTCGGCGTGTGCGCCCTTTCCTTTGCTATGCGGCGGCAAGGGCCAAGGAGAGGACAGAGGAAGCGCTACGCTGGGAGTACGTGGCCGAGGCCCTGAGGCTGGCCCCGCAACAGAAGTACCCGACGAGCCACCTCAGGGACCTTCTGAATCCAAGGCCACGCGACACCCGTACTGGTGACGAGATTGCCGCCGACGTAGTCAAGGCGGCAGGTTTGGAGTTGGTCTAGATGAATCTCTTGGACCTCATGGTCAAAATCGGGGTGGATGACCAAGCATCGGGCAAGATTGGCTCAATCGCGTCCGGCATCACCGGCACCGTCGGCGGAATCGCCAAGGTTGGAGCCGCTGCATTCGCGGCTGTCGGTTCAGCTGCCGTGGGTGCCACCGGAGTTATAGCCAAGCAGGCGCTGGACGCCTACTCCTCCTATGAGCAGAATGTCGGCGGCATTCAGAAGCTCTTCGGCAACATGGGCAAGTCCGTGGAGGAATACGCGGCGCTCACCGGCCAGAGCACTGCCGAGATTGGCGACAAGTGGCAGACGCTGGAGGACTCCCAGAACAAGGTCCTCGCAAACGCCCAGAACGCCTACAAGACGGCGGGCCTATCGGCCAACGCGTACATGGAGCAGGTGACCAGCTTCTCGGCTGCCCTGATTTCCTCCCTCGGAGGGGACACGGTAAAGGCTGCCGACTATGCAGACATTGCCATGACGGACATGGCCGACAACGCGAATACCTTCGGCACCGCCATCGGAGACATTCAGAACGCATATCAGGGCTTCGCCAAGCAGAACTACACGATGCTCGACAACCTGAAGCTCGGCTACGGCGGCACGCAGCAGGAGATGCAGCGGCTGATTGCCGACGCCTCCGAGATGACGGACGTCCAGCAGAAGCTTGGCGTGACTGTCGACTCCTCCTCAATGAGCTTCGACAACATCGTCGCCGCCATCCACGTCATGCAGGAGAGCATGCAGATTGGCGGCACCACGGCCCGAGAGGCTTCCACCACCATCGAGGGTTCCGTCAACGCCATGAAGGCCGCGTGGGACAACTGGCTGGTCGGACTCGGAAGCGACACCGCGGACATATCGGCCCTCACCGGGCAGCTTGTGGACTCCTCAGTCGTTGCCGCTTCCAACATCGTCCCACGAGTCGGCGAGATTGTCGGCACCCTCATCGGTGAGCTTCCATCGATGCTCTCCGGGATTGGCCCCGTCCTCTCCGAGGCAATGGGCACCATCGGAACGACCGCAATGGAATCACTCAGGGCGTCGCTGGGAGAGGACAACCCGGTTGTCCAGATGCTCGATTCGATTATCTCGGCGGCGACGAGCCTGTCGGGGACCTTCTCCGAGTACCTGCAACCAGCAATCGACACGGCTTCCGTTGTGATGCAGGCGCTCTCCGAGGCTTTCGGCGGAACGGGGTCCTCAATCACTGACGTCTTGCAGCCCGCGCTCGACGCCTTCCTGCCGGTGTGGCAGTCCATCAACGACCTCGTCCAAGCCGCCGTCCCGCTCATAACGCAGATTGTCGGGGACGTCATCAGCCTCGCGGGGTCAATCCTCGAGGCCGCGATGCCCGCAATCGCATCGATAGTCGAGACGGTTTCCGTCGCCCTCCCGCTCATCCAGGAGATTTGGAACACCGTCTTCCCGGTAATCAAGACAGTCACCGAGACGGTCTTCGGCGCAATCTCCTCGGTCATCCAGACCGTCATGTCCGTGATTCAGCAGGTTATTTCCGTCGTACTCGCTGCCATCAACGGCGACTGGTCCGGCGTCTGGGACGGCATCCTTGGAATCGCCAACACGGTCTGGGAGGCAATCAAGGGAGCAGTCTCTGGAGCCATCAAATTCGTCTCCAACATCATCAAAAGCATCCTGTTTGACATCAAGACGCTTTGGCACAACACATGGACGGGCATCGCCTCCTTCATCGTAGGTGCTTGGGAGAACATAAAGACGGGTGTTTCCGACGGCATCGAGGGTGTCCTCGATTTCATGAGAAACCTCCCCGGAAACATCCTCGGGGCAATCGGTGACGTGGGGAGCATGCTATTGGACGCCGGCTCCTCCATCATCAGCGGTTTCCTGAGAGGCATCAAGCAAAAGTTCGAGGACGTGAAGAGCTTCGTCGGCGGAATCGGCGATTGGATTGTCCAGCACAAGGGTCCTCTACCCTACGACCGCAAGCTGCTCGTCAAGAACGGCCTCGCGGTCATGGAATCCCTCGACACCGGCCTTCGCAGCGGCTTCAAGCCTGTCATGGGCTACGTCTCCTCAATGGCCGGACAGTTGGCTGACGCTTTCGGAGAGCCTGTCCTGAGCGCAACCGTCTCCCCGATGGACTACGACGCAAGCGCCTACCAGAGCGCGGCTCTGGAAGCCTCTGGAGGGGTCACATACAATCTCTACGTAGACGGCCTCAGCGTCTCCACCGACGGGGACATGGCAGAGGCCGTGCAGGAGTTCGCGCGCCAAATCAGGCGTGCGGCAAGCATCTAAGGGGGTTCAATGGCAACTTCATACGGCCCTTGGGTCTCGGGAAGCGAATACAACTTCCGCGCCATACTCGACTACTCGACCAGCGTAGCGGCGGACAAGGTTTACGTCTACCTGACTGGTCGCTCCCAGTCTGGTCAGGCCGTAATCAACTACGGCAAGAGCATCCTCGAGTACACGGAGGACGGCAGCAACTTCTCCAACATGGCGAACGTCTACCCCAGCTCCTTGGGCTATGGGCAGACCGTAACCAACTCCAGTGCCGAAGACTGGTGGATGCGCTTCTACGGACGCGACCGCTCAATCTACCTCCAGCATTGGTTCTCCTCCCCTGGTTCCTCTAGGGGCGACTACCAGACGGGCAGCCGAGCAGGCGTCACCATCACAATTCCACAGAGGGACTACGAGTACCCGAAGGCCCCGCTCAGCCCCTCGGTCGTCAGGAACTCCGACTCTTCCATGACCATCGCGTGGCAGGCGAATTACACGGGTTCCAACGACGCCTACCCGTGGACCGGCATCAACGTCTACCGAAGCGTTGACGGCGGCTCTTGGAAGCGCATCGCGCAACTGAATTGGGACAAGGTTGGCTACACCGACGAGACCACCGTCGCGGGCCACAAGTACGAGTACATGGTCCGCTCCTACAACCCGACCGGAGAGTCCGGAAACGCCGTCTGCGGCACGGTCTACACGACCCCGACGGCCCCAGAGAGCGCTTCCGTCATCCGTGTGTCCGACACTTCACAGGCCGTTTCTTGGGTGAGTGGCAGCAACGCTGACAACTGTTGGACCGGCGTGTCTGTCGAGAGGCAGACGGACGGCGGCTCTTGGGTCTCCGTCTACAGCGGCGACACCGACGGCACTAGCTGGTCTGACACCTCCACGACCGCGGGCCATGCCTACGCCTATCAGGTGAGGGGCAAGAACCCGTCTGGCACCTCGGAGGCAGCGACCGCCGGAACCGTATACACGACCCCGAGCGCACCCTCTGGTGTGACGGCATCGGCGGCATCGGCGACCATGGCCACCATCGACGCCACCTCCAAGCCAAAGTACGTCGACTCATACGAGATTCAGAGAAAGACCACTGGGGACTGGGAGAGCGTTTCCACGGTCACCTCGCTTCCTGCCACCGTTTCCACCTCAGCGGGCAGCAACACCTTCAGGGTCCGCGCCAAGAAGGGCGCCCTGACCTCCGAGTGGGCCGTCTCCAACTCAATCACCACCGTCGCCAAGCCCCTCGCCCCGACCATCACGGGGCTTTCCAGCCGTTATCTGGTCGGAACCAGCCTCACCTTCGGTTGGAAGCCGAACCACCCGGACGGGTCGGCCCAGACCCAAGCCGAGATTGAGGGGACCTTCTCGGACGGGGGCACGGGGACCATCAAGGTGGACGGCGACAAGACCACCTTCTCAGGCGTCGCGGACCTGAAAGGCGTCTACAAGTTCCGCGTCAGGACCCATGGCCTCTACGATGGCTTTGGCGACTGGTCCGACTATGCGCAGACCACCGTCTACGACGCGCCAGCGGCCTCGATAACCAGCCCAGCGACCGAGGGTGAGACTGTCGACCGTCTTCCGCTGAGCGTCACGTGGGACGCGTCAGATGCGACGGGCATACAGAGCCAGCTCTTGGAGCTTCTGAGCGCGAGCGGTTTGGTCCTGTATTCCACCAAGCCCGCGGCGACCGCAAGGTCGGCAAGCATCGGCGTGAGGGACTACCAGCTCGCCAACGGCACGACCTACTCGCTGCGGCTAACCGTCACTGCCGGCTCATCCTTCTCCGTGACAGAGACCCGCACCTTCAAGACCGGGTGGACGGCTCCCGCCGCACCTGTCCTGAGCTGGTACCACGACGACGACCTCGCCGCGCACGTCACGGTCCGCTTTGGAACCGAGGAGGGAGCGCCCGAAACGTCTTATGTGTCGCTCGCGAGAGTCGACGGGGACGGCAACGAGGCGCTGCTCGCATCATCGGCGGGAGACAACTCGGTAATCGTGGACAGGCTACCGCCCCTCGGGACTTCCTTCAGGTACCGCGCCACCTCTCACACGGACTACGGTGCGACCGGCACCAAGGAGGTCGAGTGCCTAATCGAGGCGGACGCCCTCGCCGTCAACTGGGGCGACGACGCGGGCAATTGCGAGGTCTTCACCCGCAACCTGAGTGAAAGCCGCTCAATCTCCTATGACGCGGAGGTCATGTTCTTCGCCGACGGCGGAGAGACCGGGGGCCTCCCAGTGGCCTACCCGCTGGACAACCTGACCCAGAGCGGCACGTTCTCATTCGCCACGCTCACGAGGGAGGAGTTCGATGCCGCAAGGAGAATAGTCCGACAGCCTGTAGTTTGGATTCGCTACAGATGGGGCCAGGTTTTCAGGGCCTATGTGACCCTGAGCGCCAGCGAGAAGAACAAGGAGGTCTACAAGTGGAGCCTGAAGTTCCAGAGGGTCGCTTGGAAGGAGCCGACGCGTGGCTGATTGGCTGAGGCCCTTTACCGCGGGCTACCACTTCGCAAGGGTCTCGCGAGAGACGGGCTACGAGGTGGGAAACGTCGAGGGCATCAAGGACGGCGGGTCCATCACCCGCAACGTCAACACGGCGAGCTACGAAAGCGGCTCCTTCTCCTACGTCGGGACGCTCGACCTCGGCAACGACCTGGTAAGGCCGTATCTGGACGCGACATTCGAGGACGGCACCAGGGAGAGCGTTCCCCTCGGGACATTCGTGGTCTCCCTGCCGTCCTCGGACGTGTCTGGGGCCTATTCCGAGGGCAAGGCCGACATGTATGGCAGGCTCTACGAGGTCGCCTCGGCCCGCTTCACCGAGCCTCTGAGGATTGCCAAGGGGTCAAACGCCGTCGACGTGGCAAGAATGATTCTGGAGGACGCGGGCCTTGAGGTTATCGCGGACGATTCCGACTACACGCTCTCGCAGGACTGGGCGGTCGGCCTCGGCTCCTCCTCGGAGGACAACGACACCATGCTGGGGGCCGTAAACGAGCTTTTGGGGCTGGCCGGGTTCTCCTCGGCGAAGACGGACGAGTACGGGATGGTCCTCCTCCGCAGGTACTACAGCCCCTCGGAGCGTAAGCCGTCCTACGTGTTCGAGGAGGGCAGGAACGCCCGTTTCCTGAGGCAGGTCACCAACGAGAGGGACCTCTCGGACGTGGCGAACGTGGTCCTTGCCGTCTACTCGAATCAGGATTCCACAATCATCGGAACCGCGAGGGACGACGACCCCGATTCCCCGACGAGCACTGTGAGCCTCGGCTGGGAGAGGTCGGCGAAGTACCGCTACAACGACCTCGTGTCCCAAGAGGAGGCCGACGCGAAGGCTAGGGAGCTTCTGGCAAACCAGAGGTCAGTCATCCGCAAGGTGACGATTCAGCACGTATACGCCCCGAGCCTCAGGGCCGGTGACATAGCTGGCTTTGAGTACCCGAGCGCGGGAATCTCCGGGGCATTCACCGTGAGGACCCAGAGCGTCACCCTCGGAGGGGCTGCCAAGACCAAGACGGAACTCAAGAGGACGGAGCGGTGGTAATGGGACAGCTTCAGGACGCCTTCATGGATGCGGCAGGTGAGGTCGCCAACATCAAGGCTCAGCCGAGCAACCGCTATTGGTGGCTCTACGGGACCGTCAGGGCCAAGAACGAGAACGGCACGCTTGACGTGGCCATCGACGGCGTGATAATCCAGCAGGTCAAGGCCACCGTGTCGTGCATGACGGCCAGCGTGGGGGATAGGGTAATCGTCCTCAAGGCCGGCCCGCTCATGACCTGCGTCGACGTCATCGCCACGAGCGACAGGGTTGTCACTCCCGCCGACTCAATCGATGGGACAATCTCAGCCGACAACCTGCCTGTCGGCTCCACCTCGCAAAGGGGCATCATGCAGGTCGGTTACGGCCTTGGAGTTGAGGAGGGGCTGCTGTCCGCGGACAAGGCAGACCTGACGAACATGCTGTTTGCGTGCGACAGAATCTCGACAGACCTGAACTCAGCGACGCCAGGCGTTTGGATGTACAACACGGACACCGCCAACAACCCGACCGCATGGGGCGTCTGCCTAGTGCTCTGGAGCGAGGTGGACGGGTTAGCAAGCGCAGATTGGAAGTTCCAGCTCGCGTTTCCTACAGGAGGCGACCCCTTGTGGAGGCGAAACGTCAACCGGCAGGGCTGGACGAGCTGGTGGACCATTCCGTCCAACTAGTATCATCGGCACGGGGTTCGGCGCAGAAGGGAAAAACAATGATTCAGGTATCCGAGAGCATGGCCTACGCCTTTCTTGGCGCGGTCGCGTGCATGGGAATCGACGTCCTGACGGGTTACGTCGCCGCGGTAATCAGGCGTGACGTCTCCTCGACCAAGATGCGAGAGGGGCTGTGGCACAAGGCGCTCTTGCTGTGCATCGAGCTTCTGGCCTTCGTCATCGAGGTGGTGTGCCAGCACGTCGAGGGCATGGATGCCATGTCCTGCGTGACCGTTGTGGGTATCTCCATCGTCATCATCATCATGGAGGTCACGAGCATCTGGGAGAACGTCGTCTCTGCCTTCCCCGAGCTGGAGGGCAGCCCGCTGGGCAAGATTTTCGAGAACACCAACACCAAGGAGGCATAGACATGACCGATGACGAGCGCTTGGAGGTCGAGGCGCAGGACACCTGCGACCCCGAGGACGTTGCTACCCCGTTCGACCCGGAGGAGGTGGCCGATGAGTAGCGTTCTTGACGTGGCACGCGGCGAGCTGGGATACGACCGCTTCGCCGACCCCGAGCAGGGAACCAAGTACGGAAGGTGGTACGCCGAGGACCACGGCTCCTACTTCGGGAGCACCGGCGTCCCGTTCTGCGCAATGTTCACCAGCTGGTGCTTCGCTCAGGCCGGCCAGCCCTGCGCGGGTCTCCCCGCAGCCTCCACCACAGCCATCAGGAGGACCGCGGAGAAGGCCGGCAGGCTGAGGGGCAACGTCCGGGACGCACAGCCAGGCGACGTCCTGCTCTTCTCTTGGACCTCCGACCCGAACGACCTCGACCATACGTGCATCTGCGAGGCTAACTGCGGCTCTTACGTCCAGACCATCGAGGGCAACGTGGGCGGTGGCAAGGTCCAGAGGCGCACACGAGCCTGGAAGTACGTCATGTTCGCGGTAATCCCCGAGGGCGGTTCCGAGGAGAGTTCCCCCGAGGCCCCCGAGGAGCAGGACGGTTTCCTCGACCCCGCCGAGACCATCCTGGCGTATGACAACTTCATGGGTCCCCTGTCTTGGAAGCACGTCCAGATGCGCCTCCAGAGGGCCGGCCTCTACCTGAGGAGCCACAAGACAGGCGTCCGCCTGATTTGCGACGGCATCCAGGGCGGCGAGACGAACTTCTGGCTGATGAAGTATCTGAGGTATGTCTGCGGTACCTACCACCGCAATTGTGACGAGGACTTCGGTTATTACGCAACCTGCGCAATCCAGCAGCACCTCCTAAACGTCGGCTGCTACTGGTACTGGGGTGACGACGGCAAGCGCCACGCATGCGAGGTTGACGGCTCTTGGGGCGACTACACCACCACCGCCGTCCAGCGCGCAATCAACGCCGGCGTTTTCTAGACGGAGTGATACAATAGCTCCAGCGCTGCACTACTCCTCTCCGGCGCAAGGCTCAGCGGACGTGCCTCGAAACGTCCGCTTTTTTGTGCTTCTCGGTTGTTGAAAAACAATAACAGTGGTAATATATGAGTCAACAGGGGGGAGCAAGGGGCTTCCCGAAACCGAGAGGAGCGCGTCATGGAGTACAGCAGGGTCGAGGGGAGAGGTCCTGGACTACCTGAGCGGCTGGGAGTGTGAGTTTGACGTCGACGCCATCATGGAGGCCATCCGCGAGGAGAACCACGATGCCACCACCATCGACGACATCGACACGGACGCCTTCGCGTACATCATCGAGTCCAACGCCCTTTAGGAGGAAGAAATGACCGAGCAGACGAGAACCAGCACCGCAACCTACGCAGACGCAGTCGCGCTTATTGCCGACAAGCTCTGGTGGCGCCGAGAGGCCGAGCGCGAGGTGGTCAAGAGAATCGACATGGGCCAGACGGGACTCGCGGACAAGCTCAGGGAGTGCTCGGACAGGCGCTTCACCGAGGCCATGGCAATAGCCGAGGCCGTGTCCGTTCTGTTCGCCACCGACTACGAGGAGGTAGTGGACAGGGCCTACGAGGTCATGCACGAGCAGTACGACACACCCCACGGGGTGCCCGAGAACTAGGGAGGAAGTCAAAATGAACAACACGAAGAAAACACATCCTGCGGCGACACTGACCTACGAGTGCGCACTCGCGCCTATTTCAGAAGACCTCTACCAGAGGAGGGCATACGAGGGACGCGTCAAGGAGTTCTCGCAGAACGGTGACAAAAGGCTCGCCAGAGACATGCAGGACCTCGCGGACGTGCATTGGATAAAGGCCACGGCCCTCGCGGACTTCACCGCCCGCATCTTCGGCATTTATGTCGACGAGGTCATAGGCGACGCCTCCGAGAGGGCAATCGCCATCTACGAGGAGAGGCGTCGCAAGTGAGCGTGACCTTCGATGTCTTGGGCAAGGTGAGGGGCAAGGGCCGCCCTAGGTTCACCAGAGGCGGCCACGCCTACACCCCCAAGTGGACGCGGGACTACGAGAGGGCTATCCGCGAGGCATTCGAGAATGCCCATGGAAGGCCACCAGAGCCGTTCTCAGGCCCGATAGCGGTTTGCATCATGACCTACAGGCAACTACCGAAGTCGACGCCCAAGAGCGTTTACAGCGAGCCTGACACGCACAAGCCTGACGCAGACAACGTTGCCAAGGTCGTGCTCGACGCCCTCAACGGGGTCGCATGGCTGGACGATGCGCAGGTTACGAGCCTGACGGTAGTGAAGCTCGACAGGATGAGGGAGCCTGAGAGGCTGAGCGTTCGCATAACCGACCGAGAGGAGAAGCGATGACTTGGAGAATCGCGAGCATGAAGCGGACGCCCAAGGGCGTCTTCGTGGAGTTTGAGGCCGTGGACGGGGACGGATGGCTGCGCATGTACGTGAAGCCAGAGGCCGTGGACGCCTACCGCTTCGACCAGACCTACCAGCTCACCATCGAGGAGGTCTAGGCATGGCGTGCATAGGTAGGTGCTCAGCCGAGGAGAGGCGTCAGGGCGTCTCTCGCAGGCGTCTCGAGACCGTTCTCAGGGAGCGCTCTATGAGCGTCACGAAGGCGGCAGAGGCGTTCGGCTGCTCGACCTCCAAGATTTACGGGGTCCTGAACGGCTTCGACCGCGTGACGCTGGACATGGCCCTAGTGCTCCAAGAGCGCCACGGCGTGTCAGCCGCATGGCTCCTCGCGCTGGACAAGGTCAGGCCGCTGAGAGATTGGAAGAGCGATGAACGAGGTTGAGCACAGAAGGCTGGTCGCCGCGAGGATTGGCGCGTTTCTCACGGTCCATTCCCCGTCTGAGGTGGAGAGGGAGACCGCGATAGCAGCCCCCACCATGTCACACCTCAAGAGGGGCGACTACAGACTGTCGGCATGGCAGGCCATCCGCCTCAGCGAGGCGTTCCCAGAGTTCGGGGCCGCATGGCTCCTCGGGGTAGAGGATTCCACTCAAAGCCCTTTTGACTTCCACAAGAATGGTCTATAATTGTTGACAAGCGGGTGAGGTCCGCGCTAAGATAAAAGACACGCGGGGGATAACTTCGCGCATCGAAAAGCTCCTATTGGGTGACCTCACCACCCAACGGGGGCTTTTTCTTTTAGGAGGCAAAATGCTTAAGTACATGACGTTCGACGTTGAGATTGCAACCAAGTACGGGACGAACGTCTCAATCCTCCTCGGCAATATCAACTACTGGATTCAGAAGAACAAGGAGAACGGCAAGCACCTCCACGACGGGCGCTATTGGACCTACAACACCGTAGCGGCGTTCCACTCCCTCATGCCGTTCATGAGCGAGAATGTAATCAATACTGCTTTGGCAAAGGCGGAGGCCGAGGGGCTTCTCGTCACTGGCAATTACAACAAGCTCCCCTTCGACCGAACTAAGTGGTATGCGCTCACCGAGAAGGGCGAGAGGCTTTTTCAGGCTCCGCAGAACGCCTCGACTGATTCCCCATCTGGGAGCGAATCCATTTCCCAAAATCGTGAAGTCGATTCCACGGAATTAGGTAACTCCATTTCCCAAAAATCAGAAATGGAGATAGCAAAAATCCAAAATGACATTTCTGAAAATCGGGGGACCAATACCAAAGTAATACAAATGAATAACTCAGAGGAAAACCAAAAACATATAGTGCGGAAGGGGGCTTCCGCACAGCGCCAGGCACCCTCCAGGCCATGGGACGAGGAGGAGGGGGCAAAGGTGGCCGAGGTTGTCCAGGCCCTCAACGATGAGACTGGTTCCCACTACCGACCGACCTCCAAGGCCACGATGCGCCACGTCCTCGCCCGCCTCAGAGAGGGCTTCACCGTCGAGGAATGCAAGGAGGTCATCAGGAAGAAGTCCGTTGAGTGGGGAGGCACCGAAATGGCGAAGTACCTGAGGCCAGAGACGCTCTTCGGCTCCAAGTTCGAGGGCTACCTCAACGCCCCCGAGGACCCAAAGGCCAGGGAGAGGGCCGAGAAGGCCAAGGCTGAGGCGGAAGCCCGGAAGCGCCTTCACGAGAAGTACGCCAAGTGGGATGACGAAATCGAGGAGTGGTAGCCATGATTCAGGAGACGCCGGGACAGGCCTACAAGCGCCGCATGAGGTGGGGGAAGATTCTCGAGAGGGTGGCGAAGGCGCACGGCATCCCACCGACCTACGCCCCCACGGATGCCGAGGGCATCGCGGAGTACATGTCCCACTGCGATTCTGGGCGCTACTGCGCCCTCGGAACCATGACCCCGAGGGAAGCAGCCGAGTGGAGCCGCAAGACGTCTCAGAGCGTCCCTCAGAGCCTCAGAGAGGCATCAGGGGAAGTCACACGGGAGGAGCGCGCGGAGACTTGGGCCAAGGACAGCCTCCCCGAGGAGTTCCAGGACGTGGAACCGGACTGGGAGAGGGCCAAGGACGCGGGTTGGCTTTGGCTCTGCGGCCCCGTTGGCGTCGGCAAGACCCGCTCTGTATGCGCGACCGCGAAGGCCCTCGCTGGGATGGGCAAGCACCCCGTCTTCGTCTCCGAGGCCGAAATGTTCGACCGCATCAAGGCGAGCTTCGACGGCGGGACGGACCCGACCCTCGGATACCAGAGGGCCGAGGTGCTGATAATCGATGACGTGGGCAAGACGCCCCTCACCGAGTGGTCCGCGTCCGTGTACTTCCTGATAGTCGACTACAGATGGAGCAACCACCTCCAGACGTTCTTCACGTCCCAGCTGAGGCCATCGGAGTGGGTCGACACAGCCGGGGAGGCCAACTCGAGAACTGCCGATGCCATCAGCTCGCGCCTCCAGGGCAGTTGCAGGGTGCGCGGGATGAGGGGCGTTGACAGGCGAGGGCAAAAAATCTGAGATTCTCGGTTTACTTCGAACTGGATAGTAGTAATATATTAGACAACGAGGAGGGGGTAGGCCCTCCGGTAGGAGAGGGGAAAGACCATGTTCTACTTCAAGGGCGACTTCAACACCAACGGCCAGCGCGTCATCGAGCGTCACGCCTACGTGGTCATCGGAAAAGGCCCGAGGGCGCACAGCATCCGCCGCAACGTCTACGAGAACGAGGACATGGATTTCTACGTCTATTACGAAGACGTTGTCGTCACGGTCGAGGAGAACGGGGAAGTCTGGTTCAGCGAGTAGGGGGGTGAGTTCATAGACGGGAATAGGTATCGCGAGCTGATGCGCGAGCGCGGCCTGACCATCAGGGAGACGGCCCAGGCCGCGCACGTCAGCGTTTCCACGGTCACGGCCTTCATCTACAACAAGAGGAAGCCGAACCTGACGGAAAGGGCAATCAGGGGCCTTTGCTCAGCGGTTGGAATTAGGCCTCGAGACTGGTTCGAGTAGGTCCGAGTAGGTCCGAGTGAGAGGGGAGTTCGATATGAGGGACGAGGATAGCCTCGGGGAGTTCGTCCGCAGCTACGAGCCGCGAGAGGTTTTCATGCCCACGATTCTGGTGGCGGCGGTCTTCGGGTTCGTGTGGCTGCTCAGCTTGTTGGTCCAAGGGATGTAGGAGTGCTGAGATGAAGAAGTTCGAGGAGTATCTGACGACGGTCGTGGCGTACATCCTGCTTGGCTGGCTGCTTGGCCTTGGCCTGAGGTTGGCAGGCATCCGATGACCGGCAGACCGTGGACCAGGAGGGAGGACGAGGCAATCAGCAAGCACTACCCCTCGGAGGGGAGCACGTGGGACGGATGGCCTCGGGAGTGCCCCGAGAGGACCCGTCAGTCAATCGTCAAGCGGGCAGGGAGGCTTGGGGTCGCCTGCGTCAAGCGGTGCCCAACGGGAAGGGTATGGGAGCCTGAGGAGCTGTCATTCCTAGCTCTCAACTACCCCCTTCACGACCAGCGCTGGGAGGGCTGGCGCGAGGGATGCCCGGGAAGGACGTGGAGCGGCATCAGCACGAGGGCGCAGAAGATGGGCCTCAGCGCCCCAGGCACTTGGAGCGAGGAGGACGAGAGGGCGCTGGTTCTGGGAATTGCGAGCCTCGCAAAGAGGCTCCACAGAACGCCGTGCGCGGTCGTGTACCACGCCCGCAAGCTTATGGAGAGCACTAGGAGAGGAGACCAGGAATGAACGGGAGAATCAGGGACGAGAAGGCCCCAGGCGCATGCCCGAGCGACCTTCTGGAAGTCCGCGAGTGGCAGGTCGAGCAGGCGGGACTCTGCAAGGCGCTCATGGGCTCCCTCGCCGAGCAGGTTGGCGCGCACCGCGACAGGATGGGTGCAAGGGACGTCGAGCTTTCGACCCTAAGCGAGTACGAGCAGGCAGAGGGTGCCAGCAGCCGTCAGGTCAAGGAGGACGTCAAGCGCCTTCGCCGAGAGCTTCTTCTGCTGGCGAAGAGTTACGGTTGGAGCTACGGGCATTGAAAGTCTGGCAGGTGGTCGATTCATACGGCGAATACGAGGACTACCACGAGGTCGTGGCTGAGAGCTTCACGTGTCCCGTCTTCGCCGGCCTCTGCCTCGGAAGGCACCGAGATAGGCAGACGGCCCTTGAGTCGCCAGATGAGTTGAGCGACTACAACGGGACGTTCCTCCGCAGAGTGGACGTCCATCTGGTAAGGAGAGAGGAGAACGGATGTTTGAGGTTCCTGTGAACGTCGTGTGTGAGGAGGGGTTCGTCCCAGCCTACGCCCACGAGGGGGATGCGGGTGCTGACATGAGGGCCGCAATCAGCGAACCGCTCACCATTCAGCCCGGGGCCTCCGAGTGGGTCGGGACGGGCGTCAGGGTCGAGATTCCCAACGGCCACGTAGGTTTTCAGTTCCCGAGGAGCGGCCTCGGATGCAATCACGGCATCTGCCTGGCCAACGGCACGGGCGTCATCGATTCTGGCTATCGGGGGGAAGTCAGGGCCAAGCTCTTGAACCTCGGAGCCGAGCCGTTCACGGTCAATCCCGGCGACAGGATTTGCCAGATTGTAATCGTCCCGTACGTCAAGGCGCACTTCTGGACGGTAAAGGAGCTTGGAGAGTCCGACCGCGGCTCTGACGGCTATGGCTCTACGGGGGTCGAGTAGACGGAACCGAGGGACATGTGCGAGGCGCGCCGCAGGGCTGCCGACTCCATCAGGGAGTCGGTCAAGAGAGACGAGTGGCTGGACGTCGCCGTTGTCAAGGCCATCGGTTCGGCTTGCGGAGACTTCAAGGCCGAGGCTTTCGGGGAGGTCTTGGCCGAGCTGGTAGACCATCCGACATGCACCATGGAGAAGACGGACACCTGCAAGACCGAGGGCGGCGAGACCGTCAACGTCTGGGAGTGCTCCAGATGCGGCGAGACGTGTGAGGAGATTAACGGTCGTTACGAGTTCTGCCCGCACTGCTACGCGGAGGTGGTGGAAGATGAAGACTAGGGACTGGCCCGAGGGCATTCCTACTCCCATAGACGCAAACGGTCGCGTGGTGCCGCTGGACACCAAGGAGCTGGTCTACAGGGGCGAGACGAAGGAGGTCTACAGCTTCCTCTACAGCATCAGGCTCAAGTGCTGGTTCGTGGAATTCTGGGAGTGCATCGACATATGCGTCAGCTCATGCACCATGCCCGATAGCTGGGAGAGCTTGGAGGAGGATGCGCGGAAGACCCCGAGGGACTACTTAGAGGGGCGCGGAATCGAAGCGGGAAGCGACGGGCGGGTTGCGGCCATGGTCAAAGACATCGTTTGCCGCTCCAAGTCTCTGGCGGGTGTCTGCGATGGGGACTAGGAGGTTCGCGAGGGACGCCGACTGCCCGGTGTGCGGGGCAGCTCCCAGCCACCAGAGGTGGAAGCCCCGCAAGACGGTCGACTTCAACGAGGTCACCCCGATAGCCGACTGCAACCCCGTCGATGCCGCTCAGTGTCCGCGGTGCGGCCTCGTGTTCCAGGTGTCCCACTTCGAAAACGATGGCGCCCATATCACCGATTGGGACGAGATTGAGACGGTACCGAGGTTCTGCCCGTTGTGCGGAAATGAGCTGGATTTAGATGAAGACTAGCGAGGACCTGTCTTGGGCGGAGGAAATCCCCGCTCCGAGGGACGCGGACGGAAAGCTTGTGCCGATGCGCGTATCCACGCTCTACACGGACGAGGGCAAGAGCGTGACCGTGGGAAGCCTGCGCTACGACTCGGCAATCGGCTGCTGGACCGCCTGCTACACGGACGGCTTTGAGATATGCGGCCTGACTAGGCTGCACCTCACAATGCCCGACAGCTGGGAGAGGCTGGAGAAAGACGCAGGCAAGAGCACGTGCGGCTACTTCGGGCACTCCGGTGGCTCATGCGCATGCTGCCCAGCCACATCGTTCAACGATGCCTGCAACTTGGCCAAGGCCAAGGACATCGTCCGCCGCGCAAAGGCCCTCGCGGGGGTGAGCGACGATGACTAAGCGAGCAATGATTTCCCAGCCCATGAGGATTAGCAACGAGGAGCGCCGCGAGGTGGCGGAAAAGCTGCGCGAGCGGACGAAAAAGCCGATGGGCAAGAGCATGCAGCGCATGTTCACCGAGACGATTGGCATGTACGCGCACAACATCTGCTGGATGAACCCAGACAAAGCAACCAATCGCTGGGACGTGATTGTCAACTACCTTGCCGACCTCATCGACCGCCCGACGCGCAGGAACGTGAGCGGGCACCAGGACGTCTTCGAGTGCAGCGAGTGCAGGTGCAGGGTCGAGCTGATAGCCGAGGTCTGCAACGAGCATGGCGAGCCGTTCCACGTGCCGCTCATGCCGTCGTTCTGCCCAAACTGCGAAGCGGAGGTGCTTGATGATTAGCGATTACGAGCGCCGCGAGGTCGCAAAAAAGATGCGGGAATACGACGTTGCGGAGTTCAGAGAATCGGCAATAGTGCCGTTCCTGGAATGCCTCGGGCATGGCTATATTGGCTGGCGGGGAATCCTCGATGAACTGGCCGACCTGATAGACCGACCGACAACAACGCGCCACGGAAAGTCCAAGACCAGGTACGGCAGCAAGGTCCCGTGCTGCGAGGTCTGCGGCTACTCAATCGGGGACACGCGTTGGAGCTACTGTCCGAAGTGTGGCGCTGAGATTGTCGACTGTCCGACTGAAAAGGAGCGATAGACATGGGAAAGGCCGGATACATTCGCAAGGGCTATGGAGGAGAGCGTTTCGTGCTGACCCGCTCGCAAATCAGGTGGCTTGAGGTCCGTTCCTACAAGGCGGGGGCAACGGGCGGGTTCCGTGTTGACAGGTTTCCCTACGAGCGCAAGGTCACTCCCGCAGACGACTGGGGAGCTGAGCAGGTTTCCCGCGCCGAGTGCCTGCACACCGTAACGGCCAGGCACCTGCGCAAGGCGCGGAGGACCATCAAGGAGCTTCGCGGGAGGGTCGACAGGCTCCAGGACAGGTGCTACGAGAAGGACCTGCTGTTAGGCGGCTACCGTGGGCAGATTGGTCGGGACAACCCGTTCGCGAGCGTCCCAGAGCACTATCAGGGAGACGGCTTCGTGACGTGCGACCGAGCCATTGAGGCCGCCTCGTCCCAAGAGTGCATAGCCGAGCGCACCCCGATTCGGCTCTGGTACTGGGCGACGGCCTTCAAATACGTCTGGCGCATGTGGTCCAAGGAGGACCCAGAGAAAGACGCCATGAAAGCCATCGACTGCCTTGAGAAGGCGGCAGGGATTGGCAGGCTTGTAAGGGAGGAGCGCGATGATGGCTAAGGTCACGACCCTTCCAGAGCTTTGGTGGCCTCTCATGGAGGGTCCGAGCGTCGAGACCCCGTACTGCTGCGTATGCGGAGCGAGGTGGCCGCTCAACCGCCACCACGTCGTCAAGCGAAGCGCTGGCGAGCGCTACGTGAATGGTGTGAGGCTCCCAAAGCCCACGTTGATGCTATGCGGGTCAGGGAACACCTCCGGGTGCCACGGGAAGGCGCATCAGGGGCGGCTCCACTTCCGGTACGTCAAGCAGCCTTGGCACGAGGGATGGAAGCCGCTCAGGCCCCAGACGTTCGGCTACTACGATGGGGAGCCGTCAAGGGGCGGACACTGGGAGTATCTTGAGACCGATGAGCCTTGCAAGTACCAAGAGGCAATAGAAATGGACGGGTGGAAGCCGGTGAGAACGGAGGCGGAGTAGAAAGTCACTAGTGACATGGAAACGTCACCAGTTCCCCAGTAGTTCCCCAGTAGCTCCACAGTAGTTCCCAAGTAGCTCAGGCC